ACCGTCATACGTGCGCCCACCACTCGCGTGGAAAGACGAGACAACATAAATGCCGCCACTAATAGATAGTAGGGATATATTTCCATCCTTTCAATTGTCTTATTTCATCCCATTTATTTTCGTGCTCGGACCATTTTACAGCAGTTTTGAGGATATAAAAATCGTCTCGTTTGCAGGAATATCCAATTCGCTGGAGAAGTTTGAATAATTTAAAATTGACATTAAGAGAATTAATTCTCCCCGGGTCTTTTACTTTTTCGTAGGCTTCTTCGGTTTCGTCGAACAGTTCGAGTAGTTCGGCTTCATACTCGCTAATATCAGGAGCCGGGTTTCCTGTTATTACGGAGTATATTAAATTAATGTCGCCGTAATGCTTACTGAGGCGATTTGACTCAAGAAACTCATAAAGGTGTTCCATGGTCGCACTCTCGTATGTCAAGCCGTGAGCTTTTATTTCGTCTTTGAGAATTTTGTATATACCCGGATCAATCGTCGTATTCTGGCGTCCCTGGAACCGTTTCATGGCATCGATAAAATGTCCTTTGCGCGTATAAGTATAACGCGAACACATATTTATTCGGTTTGAGTCGCGGAAAGTAGGAGTCACATCTATAATTTCTTGAACTTCTCCACACCCTAAACAACAATAGTTTATTTCGTTCGTTTGTTGAAACTTGCTTTCATTACACGACAAACATATCAATTTCTTCGAATTTTGGATATAATTTTTAATCTGGACATACTCCCGAGCCGTCCGGAGATACTCGTCAATAAGGGAGTCTGCCTTGGTCTTTTTGTGCACCAAGGAGGTATTTTTTCGGGAGCCTAAAAAGGATGTTTTGTTTAATTCGGCTGCAATTTTAGTGTATTCTTGAAGAATGCCGTACGTCTTTACCAAATACAGCGCATATTCAAACGACCCTTCAAGGTCTCGGATTTGTCTTCGGAGGGTGACTATTTTTTTTTGTGCAGTCTTTTGGTCCGTTTCGTGAACCCCATTTTTTTCTATCCATAAGGCTCGGTCGAACTCCTTTCGAAGACTTTCCAGCGTTAACTTTTTTCCTTTAAATAGGGCGCCGATTTGTTGATGAACGTGGGAAATTGTATACTCGTCTAAATCTATTTGAAGTTTTTCTGTTTCTTGTTTATGAATTTTTTTTTTGGGTTTTGTTACATGAATTTTGGTTTTTAAATTACGTGCAAACGAACTACTCATTTGTATTTGTTCTCGACAACTTTACTTTAATTATGTTATTTTTTTAATTTTATTAAAAAAATGGGGTGTTGCTTATCAGCCCTTAATCTTCGGCGGCCAAAAATGAAGCGACAAAATTATAAAAAAGAAGCTGTTTCGTTGACTTTATTTCCACCCTCATATTGGTTCCAAAATCAAGATGGGGCGCCTATTTCAAGTCTTGAAACTATCGATTTTGAAATCGAACCTGGTTTATGGGATATTCCTTCTAATAAATTGAAATTTTAATAAATTGAAATGAATTTAAGGGTTATTGTATTAAGATAAAATGGCCTTTTCCCGATTTTCAATTATTGTTGCGACCGATTCTGATAATGGAATTGCGGTGAATGGGAAAATGCCTTGGCACAACACTTCAGATATGACATTTTTCCGAGAAACGACGACTGGACGAGGTAGAAATATTGTAGTAATGGGACGCCTGACCTATGAAACTATCCCTTTAAAAGCCCGCCCCCTCGCCAATCGGCGATGCTGTATTCTGTCAAAGACATGGAGTCAAGAAAACCATCTAGACCTTTCTGTTTACCCTTCGATTCCCGAACTTTTGACGGATTTGGGTATTGCTCGAAAACGGTATGACAATGTTTTTGTGATCGGCGGCGAAAGTATTTACAAGCAATTTCTTTCAAAATACCTTTATCTTTGCGATAAAATCTATGTGACTCGATTTCGAGAAAATTATCAATGCGATAAATTTTTCCCTTGGGATGATGTTAAAAATTTCCGCGCCGTCCAGTCTCCTTCGGTTTTCCATAGTTTTACAAGATTTTGCGTCTCGCCTGATGTCGTTCACGGCGAAAAAGTTTATCTCAACTTGCTTCGTGATATTATTAATTTGGGAGAAATATGTTCGGATCGTACTGGAGTGGGGACCCAAGTTCTGTTTGCGCGTCAACTCCGATTTGATATTAGTGCAAGTATTCCGATTTTAACTACAAAAAATGTACGTTACGACGATGTTCTGAAAGAACTCCTTTTTTTTATCAGTGGCCAAACCGACACGACTCTTCTTGACGAAGAAAATGTTCATATTTGGAATGCTAACACCTCGGAGGAATTTCTAAAAAAAAGAGGACTCGAGTACAAGAAAGGCGATATGGGTCCGATGTATGGGCACCAATGGAGGAGAAGTGGAGCTGAGTATAAAGGGTGCGAAAGTAGTTACCACTATTCAGCCGAAGACGGAGGGGTGGACCAACTGCAAGGCGTCATCGAGTCGCTTAAAAAAAATCCCCATAGTCGGAGACACTTGATTTGTTCTTGGTCGGCTTCGGAAATCAGCCAAATGGTTTTGGCGCCCTGTCATTTTGCGTGTCAATTTCATGTTAGCGGAGATAGTCAGTATCTTGATTGTCTGGTCAGTCAACGGAGTGCCGATTGTTTTTTGGGCCTCCCCTACAATATCGCCTCTTATAGTATTCTTACTTATATGATTGCCCATCTTTGCGACCTCCAGCCCCGAGAATTGGTTTTTTCTCTCGGCGATGCCCATATTTATACCACTCATTTTCAGGCCGTCGCGCAACAAATTGTCAGAGGTCCTAAACCCTTTCCTCAATTGTATTTTAAGAATCCGAGGAAAATTCATAAAATTGAAGATTTTAATTCTGACAATGTTATTATTAAAGATTATGATTCGTGGCCTTCAATTAAAGCTAAAATGGCTATTTAGTGTAATTTGAAAAATAAAAAAATGAAATTTAAAGAATCTAAATATATTTGATATATATAGAGAATGAAATGGACACAAACATTCCTTTTATTATCAAAAATACTCCTTATTTATGGTTAGATATGAATCTTTCTCTTTCAGGCCTGAAAGGGTGGGACCAAAAACGATTTTCTCGAATCTATTTAGTTTCCCCCGATCAAAATCTTTACCAAGGCTATTTATTTCCCTCAAACTATTGTAAAAAAATTTCTGAATATTTTCGCGGACAAACGCATAATATTACCCCATCAAATTATCATAATATCCGATTAAACGGTAAGCGGGTTAATTTAGAAATGTTAGGTGAACAAAACCTGTTGGTGCCTCCGCACGGGGAACCAAGTAGTTTCGGACGACCACCCAATTTGCCAATTTCGGTGTTATATCAAATGTTAAATCTCCCCTTTCGTACGATTTCGATAAATAATTTACAAATTATTAATCCTTCGAAACCTCCGGTTTTGATTGAAGCCAGTTTGCAAAAATTGGAACTTATGTTCCCTCCCGGAATTGACTACAAGTTAATTAAAATGACAGATATAGGGGCTTATTCAGTAACACATTGGCATGAAACTCACAATATAGTCTACGAGATGAAACAATTTATCCAAAAGAATATTAAAGAATTAACCATAACTGACGCCACGGCGGGTGTGGGGGGAGACACCTTGTGTTTCGCCCAACACTTCAAAAGGGTCAACGCCGTCGAACTCGTTCCTCTTCACTGCATTACGATTTCCCATAATCTTTCAGTGTATAAACAACGGGGGAATGTTAATTTGATTTGTGCCAACTACGTCGATGTCGTCGGGCTCTATAAGCCGTGGCCTGGTAACCCAGTGATCCAAAATATTATATACTTCGACCCTCCCTGGGGTGGACGACAATATAAAACCCAGACCACTATCGTTCTCAAGTTGGACAATGTTCCTCTTTCTCAAATTATTTGGCATATTATAGAGAACAACCTAGCCGAATATATATTTGTAAAAGCCCCTAGAAATGTCAACTTGGATAATTACCCTTTTTATAAGTGGGTAAAGATACGCAATTTCAGACTCATTTGTATTAAAAGTAAAAAGTCTAAAGAAAAATATGGATTCCACTCATATCACCCCAAAAGACTTTCACGTAATTACAAAAAAACTTCGGGGATTCTTTGAACACAAAGGTTGGGTCGAAGTCCATACTCAAAGTCGTTTAAGTATTCTGGCGGCGTGTGAAGACCCCCATACAATTTCGACATTTAACTATGGGGGGCAAGTATGGCCGTTGCCGCAAACAGGACAAATGTGGTTAGAACACGAACTCCTTAAAAATCCCGAGACTCCAGGATTTTTTTGTCTCAGTACAAGTTTTCGCAACGAGCCCAATCCGATTCCCGGACGCCACGATAAAATTTTTCCGATGTTTGAATTCGAGTGTAGTGGCGGAATGGAGCATTTAATCAACTTGGAAAAAGAATTATTAGAATATCTCGGCTTCGGGTCTCAAGAATCTTTTCCCGAAGATACCTACGAAAATGTAGCCCAAAGTTACAATGTTGCCGAACTCCAGCATGAACACGAACAGCAACTCCGAAAAGACCATGGGCCCGTTTTTTTCCTTACTCATTTCCCCAATTATACATCCCCCTTCTGGAACATGCAGCAAAGTGAGGGGGGAACGAACGCCAATAAAGTCGATGTTATTCTACATGGCATGGAAACAATTGGGTCGGCCGAACGGTCGTGTGACCCCAAAGAAATGCGGAAACAGTTTTATACCATAAGCCAAGGCCAGTATGCCAATATTTTATTCAGTAATTTTACCAAAGAACGGGTTGAAGCCGAACTCGACATGTTCTTAAAATACAATTTTTTCCCCCGCTCGGGAGGTGGAATCGGATTAACGCGACTTATCCGCGCAATGAAACTCAGTGGGCTAATATAATCGATTCTTTAGTATTTCTTCTTTAATTTGTGGGAAAAGAAGAAAACCTCATAAATTTTTGGAATTATGTTGATTTGTTTTTGTAATTGTCAATAACCAGAAATTTTTCTTCTTTGATTTCATTCGCCTTTTTGTAGCCTTCAAAAAAAAGGTCTTGTCTTTTTTTGGAATTCATTATAAATTCCCAAGGTGCAATTGAGGTCACCGAAAGTTCCAAAATAGTACAGTTGGTTCCCAAGTTAAGAATAGTTTGATTAGTAAGAGCAGTGACGGTAAGAGCTACAACCCCTCCTATATAAGAAACGAAATTATTAGGAACAGAATCATTAACCGAAATATTATTTCCCGACACCACTATTCCTAAAAGGGGGGTGGTTCCATCGTCGATAGGTCGGGTAGGTAAATTATCAAGAATAGACCCATCGATATACACAGACCCGTCACGCCAGATTGGTTTAAATAACCCCGGAATACTGCACGAAGCTCGGACTGCATCGAGACAAGACAGGTT